AGATAGGCCAAGGGGCTAGGTCTACAGCATGGCCAGTAAGGTGACGGGAATTCATCGTCTTACTCTTGCCAGTGTTGTATAGTTGTTGTTGTCGTTCTAAGGTACGCAGACCCTCCAGAACAGTGAAGTCCTGAGTGGTGATCTCAATAGCCTTATTAACGACAAGCACAAGGTCAGGGTGAACACCATAGAGCCTACGACGAGATTTGTTTCCTAGTACGTAGCCCATTACCGAAGCTCCGCCCAAGCCGCAAGACCGTTACCAGCATTGACTTTATAGTAGTGTTGATCTGGAACAATAAACTGCAGTGCTGGCTGACCAAAATAACCAGACCCCCTTGCGGCTTCGACGTTAGCACTAGCAGTTCCTACGTAAGCAAGTATGTTTGTACCACCACTTACAGAATTACCCGCTGCTGATACCATAATGGGCCTACCTGTAGTATTCTGATACTGAGTGTTATTAGCACGACTAGCAATCATATCTTGCCAAGTCTGGCCTTCCCCTACACCTTCACTTACATTGGCATCAATAGCAGCTTTAATTTTAGCAGGGGACACAAGGCTTTCTGTAGTACCTGTACCAGCTTCCCATACTGCCGTAGCTTGGTCACCAATCAAACCAGTCTGCGTGCCGCTGGTGTTCACAACTTGCGTGTCATCAAAAATGCGAAACGCCTCAGCGCCCTGATCCAGATAGCCAATGTTTATCCACCCGATGCCTTCCGACCCGCTGTTTGCATTATTGCGCATCTTCAAAATATTGTTGGTGGTATCATACCATAACATATTAGCATAGGTAGTGGTGGGAGCAGTGGCCTCACTCGAAAGTGAAGCCAAAGCCTTTAGTGCATTGTTAATGTCGGTACGAGCAGCAGATGCTGTCTGGTTTGCAATATCGAAATCGTGTTGACTCATGTTATCCTCTTAGTATTCTACATCTACACTTAGGGTCAGGATAGCGGGAGTATAGTTAGTGTTATCGCTTTCCAGAACTGCCTTAAACTTAAAGGCACGACCAGTATAATAAGACCCGTTAGCAAGTTCCCAACTACCCCAAGTAGGTGTACCTGCTGGATCATCGTTAGTAGCTGCAACATAAATTGTTACACCTACGTCACCCCAGTTGGCTGTCTCAGTAGTCCAGTCGTCCCAGTTGTCAGGCCAAGTGTCCCAGTTCTGAGGGATTGCATCCCATAACAAAGTGCCATTGTCATACCTACGCTCGAAGGTTCTAAAACCTGTAACACGAGCATTACGACTACTTCCAGTATCAATATAGTTACTAAAGAAATACTCACCAGTTGGGCTTGCAGCACTTGTGTCATCAATCTCTACAGAGCTAGAGACAACTACAGTATTACTTGTAGTACCAGAGAAAGTTGGGTCTTCTGTTTGAGTATCTGTCGTACCTAGCTGAGGCAAGTCAGAGGGTAGAACAACAACAGTAGTGAAGTTCTCACTAAAGTTATCTTCTTTGTCGTAAGCCCTGATAAGATACGTACCACTACGTGCAGGTAGAGAAGCACTTGTAGCTGGACGTGGGATTTTCTCAACAACAGTAGTAGAGTTACCCCAAGTAGCTCCTGTAGTCTCTGAGTTATGCTTAACGACATAATGAGACAAGTCAGGATCAGGGATGGGTGGCCAGCTTAGGAATAGAGTACCACCAGACAATTCTGCAGACAAAGAGCTTACATCAGAGGGGTCACCAATGAAAGCATTGATCTCTTGATCTACTAGGTTAGTCCACTCACCTTTGACACCAAAGGTATTGATTGACCTAGCCCTAAAGTCATAAGTGCCAGTCTCAAGGTCTACAGCTTCAAAGACGCCTACAGGGCCTGTACCCACAGCTTTCCAAACAGTGTCTGTAGACTTCTTAAACTCTACCTCAACCCTACTGATGAATACATCTGAGGTTGCTGTAATAGTAATACGAGCAAGATTAGAAACCTTCTGGTTGGTAACCTGTGCAATAGCTTCTACAGCAACACCAACAGGGGTAGTAGTAAATGGTGAAGGGAGAGTTGTGTTGTCCCTTTCATACACAGCACCATCTGCAATATCATCAAAGACACTCTCAGAGATTTCTCGTAGTGTCATATGAACTTGTAGGTCATTATTGTCTGCAAGACCAAATGTCCACGACACAACCTCAAACTCTTTAACCCCTTCATCCGTCCAACCAAATCGACTGTTAGTAAGACGGATGTTATCACCAACTTGTACTTGGAAGGCCCTCATACCAAAGGAAGCCATAACCGTAAGCTGTTGACGATTACGTTCTAGGTATATGTTAGCAATGCGTCTTGCCATGCCCACATCAGAGGTAAACGACAAATTCAAGTCTGTGGCTAGTTCTTGGTTGTTGTCTGCAAGTACAAAGTATTCATTAGTTACTGGAGGGAAGTCTGTAGTCTGCCAGTTAGATTCTGGCCCTTTCCACACACCATTTACAGTATTAAAGTTGTCACGACGAGAATGACGAGTAGCTACAGAGATAGAACTACGAAGATCGTCTTCTGTGAAGTCTGCTACTGTGTCAGTCCAATACGCAGGTTTAATACGCCACTTACCTTGAGCATACCAAGCAAGACCACCCATAGAACTAAGCAAGTTTTGCATAAGATCATAAGGTGCTGCTGCAGTAGTAAAGCTACCGTTCAGGGTATAACGAGCATCACCAGTTAGTGTTGGGTAGTTGTAGTAATCACAGACATTAGCTGCTGTGGTAAACAAGGTATCATCAAGGTTATCAGTGGACTCCCCAAGACCGTATGTCGTACTGGTAATATAGTCTCTAATGCAAAGTGCAGGATTGTCTGACCAAGCTGTTGTATCAGTCCTTGGGTCATAAACCTTCTTGCCTTTAATTACAGCAGTTATTTCAGGTACACCATTTGGGAATACGTCCTGATTAAACTCCAGCTTAACATAAAGGTAAGCAATACCACGAAGCCTATGGGATGTAGTCCACGAAGGAACAGCAGCAACAAGATCAGCATCGGCTAGTTGATCAGGAGAACCAAGATGTTCTTTAATTGTCACATAGCCATCATAACGAGAGGGGTTAGTTACGTTACCACTACCATCAATGGTTACTAACTCATCGTTAATATAGATTTCCTCGAAGGCTTCAATCTCATGGCCAGTAAAAGCAAGAACTCTGTGTAGGGTTTTATTAGAATCACCAGTGGTAGTATCAAAGACACGAACACCAGCACTTTTAGACCTACCATAAATAATCTGATGGTCAGCGACAGAACTTGTAGTTGTTACATTATAACCAGTCTGAGAGGCAGTAATTGATGGCTTAGGAGTAAGGGCATTGATAGCTGCACCAATAGCTGTAGATACTAGAAAGTGCGCAAGCATGGCATTAAAGCCAGTCATACCTAAGAATGTAAATGTACCTGTTGTGGTAATAACAGTACCAACAGTGGAAAGAAGTGCCATACCAGCAGAAACAGCCATATCAATCTCCTAGATATTTAGTGTATACCCTCTCAATCAAGTTAAACTTGAGAAAGGACATTAAAGTGTCAAAAGGTTGGTGTACCTTTGTATTGACTTTGAGGATTGATACCCCATCTTCTTTCAGGCACTTCTCAGCAAACTTAATCAGCTTGATACCAGTATAGCCTTTACGATAATCTTTGTGTAGATACAGGATGTCGTTCTCAGCAAAGATGTGGTCTTTGTAGTGAAGGTTACGACCAACAATAACGACAAAATAACCTACTAACTCTTTATTAGACCTAGCAGTGAAAATCTTAAGTGACCCTGACGCTTCTAGAATCTCATAGGCATCCCAGTCAGGGTTTAACTTAATCTTTTCTTTATTCAAAGCTATCTCTTCCCAATGCAGTCGGATAAGTTCTTGGCAGTCATTACGACAATCACTCAAGAACTCTTGCTGGTAAGTGATCATATCTTAATCCACTATACGGTTTCTGGCATCTTCTCGCTTCTGAGAAATATCTTCTGGGATAGGTACACCCTTTTCCAACCAACGAGTCACATACCAATCAGTAGAAGCAAGATAAGCCCTAGCCTTCATATTGATTACAACTTGTTCATTTGTCATGGTGCAGCTTTCCCCCAGAACAACTCTTTAGTTTGCAAGTCTTCTACAAACTCAAGTCCTTTGTCGTTAGGATAAAGGTATTTCTGATAGGCATTAGTAAACCTAGCAGTACGAGGACGTTCCAGATCAATCAACTTGTTTTCAATAGTAAGCTGTATAGTAGAACCACCCTCAGCTTCCTCAATATTCATCTGATCCATATAACCAGCGAATATCTCAGTAAGTTCAGTTCTACGATCTTCAAGGCTTATCTTACCACCACCTTGTAGTAGGATATAAGCAGAGTCCTCTTGTAACAAACTACCTTGAGTAAATGTACCAAAGTAAATCTTAGCCTGACGCCCCTGATAAGGCTCACTGAGGGCTAGTGAGAGTACCTCAGAGGGAACACCACTAAGAGTGACTGTAGCCCCCTTAGCAGCGATCTCTGAG